GGTAGGCTTCCCTTAGGTTGGCTTCCCTTAGGTTGGCTCCCCTTAGGTTGGCTTTTGCTTTGACTGCCCATTTAACAGCGAGCCCTAACTTGAATGACCGTGATCTATTTTCACCGCAATCAATCTCTGCGGTGAATAGCACTTCACCAGAAAATCTATTCTTGACTTCAAATTTAATCAATTTTCTATCCTCTCAATATGGCTCAAAACCTCTTTTAATTCGTCCATGTTTTGCGCTTTAGATCGGACAGCATCGAGGATTTTAGCGAGAGTATAGGTGAGAGTGCGGTCATCGCTTTTAGAGACAGAGGTGAGCCAGTCGTGATTATCGTCGGTAACACGGACTAGGGGCAGGTTAGATTTTGCCATTTGAAATTTCCTTATGTGATAGTGCGCCGCGTTAAACGAATACTTACATCTTGTAAAGCGTTATTTATATCACTTGACAGCAATATAATGATATGCAATAAGACACGAGCTAAATCAAAACTATCACAGTGAGGACCATAAATGTTAAACCAAATCCTAGAAGCTTCTCAGAACAGCGATGACCCATATGAGGCCATCTTGGAATCGGCGCGTCAAGTCGATGCCGCTCGCCCCAAAGACGATATGCACCAATGGACAAGCCGCTCGTCAAATTATGATGCAGGATGGCTTGAGCGTAAAAGCCTTGAGACAGACCTGCATATCCTGAGCATTCTCATGATGCATCCTAGCTGGCCTGTTGTTCAAGGTATCATAGAGGGCCTGAGATTGCGTGAAATCCGCGTCAAAGAGGAGCATATACTTCTCAATGATGCGATGCGCGTTAAACAGTATGACGTGAAACTCAAAGCGTTACTGGATGACCTTTCAAGTGATATAGCATTCCTAGACCGCGCTAATCTGCGATCTCTCATAAACGTGCGCTCATTGCTTGCCACGGCCTATGATGAGCTTGAGGCAGGTCTAACCAAGCTTGAGGCCGTAGAGCGTCCTGAGCTTAAACTGGTGATTGAAATGCATAGAGCTAGGTTTAAGGTTAATGAAGATGATTATAGGCCAGTGGTTTGGCCTATAAAGCACCCTTATTGGTGTACTGGATATGGCGATGGTTATAGCATTGTCGTGGCTTATGTGGACAGCGAAAAACAATTGCTCGAACAATGGCCTGAGGCAAGCGATATTGATTTAGGAGAGCCTGTCACTGAATATATATTTACAGATAGGTTCCCAAGGCCAGACTGGTTTTCAGGTGATACTCAATGACCGCCCCTGAAAACCAACACCCATTCGACACTGTAAGCCTGAAACGAATATCACAGGCGCACCCTCGTTTCTGGGATCGTATAGATATGGCAAAGGTTCGCGCTCATATCGACATGGAGCGGGCTAAGAATGTATTAGGAAAGACTGCACAATGACTAAACTAAACCTATCTTTAATATTCGGACGTGCGAGCGATAATCCTGAAAAGGCGAAGAAGTATTTCATGCAGATAAAAGCGCTGCATGAGGAGGTCAAATCAGCCCTCGAACATTCTCAGCGTGATGTCATTTTCAACAACATGAACACCGATGAGGATGATGATTTTGAGGCTGATTTCCTGAAGATCACAGGCGATTTATACCGCGTTAATATGGCGCTTTTGGAAATTATTAACAAAGTAGAAAAGTGAGAAAAATATGTCAAACGTACCATCAACAATAAAGTCTTTAGTCACAACACACAAGCAAGATCATCTTGCAGATCAAATACCCTCAGAACTTCTGACGGAGTATAACGATCGAAAGAAAGCACTCAAAGTAACCGAAGCATCAATTCTTGCTGTCCTTAAAGAGAATAGCCCGTTGGCAAAGCTGGGAACAAATAATCGCACATCATTAATTGAAGTTAATGGCGCGACACACGCCCGTTTTGATTTTCAAATAACGGTTGAAGGTCATGTGGTAAAAGACACGCCAAACAGAGTGAACATTGATTATACCACGCTTAATCTTCTGTTGAATAATAAGATATTGACGCCATCTGAAAAGAAGCGATTGCTTAGACTTCAAGGCTTACTCCCAGATCATATACTTGATGAAAATCAGGCCATAAAAGCTGAACCAAAAGGTGATAAATAATGACCATCAAATACCACTACGACTTAGAACAGGGCTCAGGCGATTGGCTTGATATGCGCAAGGGTATCATCACGGCATCCAATACAGGCAAGATATTGACACCAACTCTCAAGACAGCGAGCAACGCAACCTCTCGCGCTCATTTCTTTCAGCTATTGTCCGAACGGTCCAATCCTCTGCATGAGGATAATTATGAGGGATGGGATATGCAGCGCGGCAAGTATGAGGAAATTCTTGCGCGCAATCTTTACAGCGAGACATATCAGCCCGTCAGAGAGTGTGGTTTCATCACGAATGAAAGTTTCGGGTTTAAGATGGGATGCTCACCAGATGGGCTTGTCGGCGATGATGGTATCTTAGAGATTAAATCTGCTAAACCTGGCATCTATACACGTCACGTCATGACCTCAATGATTAAAGGTGAAGCGCCGCCAGAGCATATGCTTCAAATCCAGTCAGCCTTGCTAGTCTCAGGGCGTCAATGGTGTGATTTCATCATGTATTGCGGCGGTCATCCCATGGCTAAAGTTACGGTTGAGCCTAACCCTGTTTATCATGACGCCATCATTGCCGCTGGCGTTGAGATTGAAACGCTCTTGCTGGCCCGTAAAGGCGAGTTCGAGAAATTCATATCTAACTTCCCTAAGACGCCGCCGACTGAGTTCACAGGCGATGAGATAACGGTTTAAAAGGAAAAACAATGGTAGACATATCCAAGACCATCACAATCAAGACAGACCAGCTCAACTCTGAGGATTTAATGGGCGGGCCGCGAACTATCTTAATCCGAGACATCAAGCAGAAGTCAGGTGACCAGCCTATCAGCATTTATTTTGAAGGTGACAACAACAAGCCGTTTAAGCCAGGCCTGTCCATGAGGAAAGCTTTACTTGCGTGTTGGGGTAAGAACGGTCTTGATTATGTCGGACGCTCTATGACGCTCTATAATGACCCGACTGTTAAATGGGCTGGCGTTGCTGTTGGCGGCATTCGTATCTCTCACCTAAGCCATATGGACAAGAAAAAGACTATTCCTCTCACGGTCACACGCGGCGTTAAAAAACCGTTCACGATTGAACCGCTTCGATCTGGCGTCAATCAATCCGCTCCTAAGCTCACTATCCAGCAAGCCTATGATAAAGCTCTTGAGCAGGCGCAAAGAGGCAAGGACGCATTCACAAAATACTGGCAAGGCGAGGCGCGTCAATATGGGCGGGATATGCTCAAGGCTGATGCTGACCTCATGGATAAGCTTCAAGCTGCCTGTGAAGCCGCTGACAATGACGGAGATGATGGCTCGATTGATGATGAAATGCCGTTTTAGATTGGCATGATAGAAACCAAATCCACATATAAAAATCTCTTTGGAGATGTAGTTACAGTCCCAGATGGTGACGATGCTAAAGCTACCAAGCGCAAGCGGTCAAATGCGCCTAAGGGCTATCCCGCACCAAAGGGGAGCGGGCCAGACGGTGAGACTTGCAGGACTTGTGAGAATGCTTGTCGGGTCAATGGTGGGTCTAAATACTATTGGAAATGCGGTCTTTTGCGCCATGCTTGGACTCGCGGCTTAGGTACAGATATTCGATTAAAAGCGCCTGCCTGTAGTCATTGGCAAGCAAAACAACAACCCCACACAAAAGGTGACTAATAATGGCAGACACAGACAAGCAATTACATACGGGGGAGCCTTGGATAGGCGTCGATTTTGACGGAACGCTAGCTTATTATGACGGATGGGAAGGCCCGCAGTCTTTCGGCAAAGCAATCCCGATAATGCTTAATCGCGTTAAGGTATGGATAGCAGAGGGAAGGAGTGTCAAAATCCTAACGGCCAGAGTTGGCTATTCGAGCATAATGGATGACCCGAACGTCAAGGCGGGGCGGGATAATTACCAAGACTTGCGCCAGATGATTACGTTTAGCCTTCAAGACTGGTGTGAAGAAAATGGACTGCCGCGCCTCGATGTGACCGCCGAGAAAGATTATTTAATGACCGAGTTTTGGGACGATAGAGCAACGCAGGTTGTCCCCAACAAAGGGTTTTCTGTCATGGAGCTAATGGAGCGAGACCCGCGCAACGCCCTCGCTGGCCTTAATCCTGATGGAGTTGCTGAGCTTGTGGCGGCGGCTGAATTAATTGTCGAACACAACAAGAGCATGATTGCGCGTGCTGATAATTGCGGGAGTTATGATGCCGAATGTCCGATGCAAGACTATATGAAGGCGGGAGATTTATTGCCCCTAACAATTCGCCTAGAACAAGCCCTCACCGCATTACAGGAGACAGAGTAGAATGAGTGAAGCTGTTTTATATCTTGCGGTTAAAAGAGAGTATTTCGAGGCTATTCAATCGGGTGAAAAGGTCGAAGAATTTAGACTAACGACTGACTTTTGGAAAAAAAGAATATCTGGGAAACTATATGACTTCGTTGAAATTACTCTAGGGTATCCAAAGCGGGAAGATAAATCCTGCCGAATGCGCTTTAAATGGAACGGATATAAAATCAAAACAATAATCCACCCTCATTTTGACAATAAGCCAAATGAAGTCTTTGCAATTTGTTTAAGGAACAACACCCATGACAGATAAACATAATATAATTTCGAAAGACGTTCATATTTTAACAAGCCGCGACCTTGACGAGATAAAAAACAAGTCATTTCAAGATGGAGTAAAGCGCGGGATATTTGAGGAACAATGTAGAGTGGGAAATGAAAGCGTTGCTATGAATTGCGGGAACTGGGCAAACGGCATTTGTTATTCATGTGGCGTTCAATGGCAAGGTCATGAGGTTTCTAAATTATATAAATGCAAAAACTTTATACCCCGCAACAAAGCAATAGAGGCCGCAGAATGACAGATAAACATACACCTACAGCTAGGCCTTGGAGAGTTCGCAAGTCGCACTTACGAGGCGATTTTTCAGACTGCAAAACACTGGAAATAATTGCCAAGGGATGTGAAAAACGAGGACTTATCTTCTGGTCAGGGTTCGATGAAAACGACCTTTCAGATAAACAAAACCAAGCAAACGCCACCCACATAGTCAAAGCCGTTAACGCCTATGATGATTTAATGGAATTGGTGGAGGCGGCGGAAATGGTCGTAAAAAACCAGAGAGAAAACTATCCATTAATAAAACTAGAAGCCGCCATTAGGAAAGTGAAAAAGGTAATGCGTCATGAGTGAGGAATTGAAGCCGTGTCCTTTTTGTGGGTCAACTAAACTAAAACATAGGCCTGATAGTCTAGCTCAAGGAGATGTGGGATATGTTATGTGTTGCGACTGTCTTATCTATGCGTCTGTGAAATCATGGAACACCCGCGCCCCTGACGAAACAGTTAAGGGGGTGGTTGAGGCTTTGGAGGTCTTAGAAAAGCATATTGCCAAATATGAACTAGCATTCAAACACGCCGAAGATGCGTTTAAAACATCTTCTGATGGGAATATCGGCAGTTCAATTCTATTCCGTCAAATGATGCAAATCGCCAAAGAGGGAATTGATTTCAATGAGGAAATATGTGGTGAATTAAAGAAAGCTCGCGCCGCCCTTAAAGCTTATCGGGAACAAGCCAAATGAATAACAGTGACCATTTCTACCAAGCAACACCCTTGCGTCTTGTTCCGTGTGAGTGGAAGTCTACTCAAAAAGGATGGTCAACTGTGAGGCTATCGGGCTGGACAAGAGATGTGAAAGTCCCTGATACGTCTTTGATCGAAGCGATCAAGGTTGAGCGTGTCAAGAAAACTGGTGGCGGTTTTCGGTATATTTTAAAGCCTGCCGTTGTTGATGATAATTAGGTCTTTAAGGCCTAGCGGTGGAGGTATCTCACTTTGTGGGTTTTGATTTAGCCATCACCTCCACCGCGAATATTTTTTAGAAAGTGAAACACATGAAAAGAAATAACAATGGCTGGAGCAATCACTTGGTTATCTCTCGCAGCTCATTTTGAATAAAGGACAAGACACATGAAAACAGAAACAATGACACGGCATGAGAAACGTCAACACCATCTCAGGGAAGTACAGAGGAACTTAGACCTCCAGCGCACATCGATTGATATTCATGAGGCGAGACAAGCCGGCATGAACGCGCGAATACATCAGAAAAAGGCTGATGAATTGAGAGTGATGGGGTTATAGCTATTGACTATCATCTATTAGTCAGTATTAGTCACTCCACCCTTAGCATGGTGACAAAAGCAAAGAATATTTTATGATCTCTCTATTCAGACATACTGATTTACTTCTTTGCGGATTAGTCCCTGATGCTATCTGTTTAGAGAGGTCACCAGATGGATTACGATAAATTCCTACAATCAAAAAGACACGTCTTTTCTGATGCCGGGCATAAGCCTAAATTTATACCGTCTGGTGCGTTTGATTATCAGCAATACATAATAGACTTGTGCATGAGAAAAGGTCGTTATGGCGGGTTCATAAATACAGGACTGGGTAAAACATTTATTCAGCTTGTCGTTGCTCAGAACTATGCGGAGATAACAAGCAGGAGAGTTCTTATAGTAACTCCCTTAGCTGTTGCATTTCAATTCATTCAAGAGGCTGAAAAGTTTGGTATATGCGAGCCTAAATATTCAAAAGACGGAACACTATCGAGCGACATAGTGATATGTAATTATGAGAGATTAGGTAAGTTTAATCCATCTGATTTTGATACGGTTATATTAGACGAAAGTAGCATATTGAAAAACTTCAAAGGGTCCATCAAGTCTCAAATAACTGCATTTATGCGTAAGGTAAAATATAGATATTTATTTACAGCAACGCCCTCACCTAATGATTTTGTAGAATTAGGCACAAGCTCAGAGGCTCTCGGTTATTTAGGATATACAGATATGCTAGGGCGGTTTTTTACAAATAATGAGAACACAGTAGATCCCGTAAAGCTAGGAGCTAAATGGGTTTTGAAAGGCCATGCTGAAAAGTCTTTTTTTGAATGGGTTTCTTCATGGTCTATGTTTGTGCGAAAGCCATCTGACATCGGGTTTAGTGATGACAATCACATACTGCCAGAACTTCGCGTTAATTCTATATCAGTTAGAAATGAAAGCCCGTTATTTATAGACAATCAAGGTGAGATGTTTGCCCGCCCTAGCACAAGACTGACAGAGGTTAGGCAAGAGCAAAAACAAACGATAAATGAAAGATGCGAGAGAGCGGCTCAGGCTGTCTCTGAGCGAGACTGTAGCGTCGTGTGGTGCAATTATAATGATGAGGCGGCGGCGCTAATGTCGCTTATTGATGGCGCTCAAGAGATTAAAGGGTCGATGGACTTAGACCGAAAAGAGGAATTGCTTATAGCTTTTCAAAAAGGCGAAATATCAAAGTTAATCACTAAGCCTCGTATTACTTGCTTTGGGTTAAACTGGCAGCACTGTAATCACACCGTATATTTTCCAACATTTAGTTATGAGCAGTACTATCAGGCGATACGCCGCTTCTGGAGATTTGGACAAAAAAAGCCTGTCGATGTTGACTTAATTTACGGCGAGGGTCAGGAAAAAGTGCTACAAGCTTTAAAGGCAAAGGCTGATAAAGCCTCTCGTTTGTTTGATGAAATATCCTCTACAATAAATGAACTCAATATATCTAACGAAACCAACTTTACCAACTCAATTAGATTACCGGAGTTTATATAATGAATGTTACAGATCAAATAATCGAAGAGAATTACGCCCTTTACAATGGAGATTGCATGATGGTCTTACCTGAATTGGGAGAGGCGTCTATTGACTTAAGTGTGTACTCTCCACCTTTTGCAGGACTGTATAATTATAGCTCAAGTGAGCATGATTTCTCAAACTGCAAAGACAAGGAAGAGTTTTTAAAACAGTATGATTATCTCGTGTCAGAAATAGCAAGAGTGACAAAGCCGGGTAGAATTACTGCGGTCCACTGTACTGATGTTATTAATAGATCAGGGGGTGAAAAGCTGTGGGACTTCCCTCATGAGATAATTAAAATTCATGAAAGCCACGGATTTAATTATCGAAACAAAATTACAATATGGAAAGAGCCCTTAAAGGTTAGAATGCGTACAATGGTTAGATCATTGATGCATAAATTCATTGTCGAGGATAGTACTGAGTGTTTCACGGCTATGCCTGATTATGTGCTGGTGTTTAAAAAATATGGAACTAATGAGGTTCCCGTCTCTCACCCTTATGGATTGTTTGATTATGCGGGCGAAATTCCAATACTCCCAAATATTCTAAGTGCGTTCAATAATGCGAATGGGACTAAGTTTGATAGTGATGGATTATGGAACCACTTAAAGACTACTTTTGCCGATCACAAAGACCCAAAATCAAACAAGCTTAGTCACTACATTTGGCAAAGATATGCATCTAGCGTGTGGGATGATATAAGAATTTCAAATGTTTTACCGTTTCGGGATAGCAAAGAGGAAGATGACGAGAAACACGTTCATCCCTTGCAACTTGACGTCATTGATAGACTGGTTGAGCTTTACTCTAACCCAAAGGAAGTTGTTTTAACGCCGTTCATGGGAGTAGGCAGCGAGGTCTATTCTCCTGTATCAATGGGGAGAAAGGCTATCGGAATAGAGCTAAAGGCCAGCTATTTTAAACAAGCAAAAATTAATCTATCTAAAGTAAAAAATAGGTACGAAAATAAATCTGACAGACTAATTTGAAATTTTTATAGCAAAATGCCGCGCCAACCTCTTAGCCTCATAGACACTTTCCTCACCGCTCCCGACTAAGAATTTATTATCCCATAGATCGGCAGTTCCGTCTCTGTTTTCAAAGATAGTCCATCTGCCTGACTTGTGGCTTTTGGTTTTTTTATCGTAGTGCCAGTGCATCTTAGGGTGTCCTGATATTTGGCCAGCTCATCCAATTCGGATAGCGCCATAAATGCCTGTAATGAAATTCTTTACTGTTGCCATTAAGAACCTGACTTCGAGGCGGGTATATTTCGATGGCAATCGCGTCTGCTCCCCATGCTATATTTTTCACGGCCTGAATATCTGCCCATGTTGCTGTCCCATCATGCTCTATCTCAAGGTGGTCGTGTTCATCATATATGATATAGTTAAGGACTGACTTAGGTAGATTAGTCACTTGCTTTTTCTTCGCCGAATAATTCTATCTTTAATTCATCCCGGATGATTTTCTTATCATCATATGATTTAACCGCCGCAGAATGGCCAGCGTTACAGGCTTTAACATATTCAGACACGGCCCTGCTGTCTCTGGTGTGATTTTGCTTGGCTTGCTCTAAGGCGGCACCATAGCTGTGGCCTTGGTCTATATCATCTAAAGCGGATGATACGGTTACGTTACGGTACTTCGGGAACGGGCTCAGTTTTGGGCCATCCTCCGGACAATTCGGACTTGGCGATGGGGTCTGCGTAGCTTCCCACGCCAGCCTCCCGTAAGCGGCGTTTGATGGATCGGGAAGACTGCCACAACTCGCTATCAGACTCGTAAGGGACAACAAGACAGCCGCCCTTAAGGCGGGCCTCGGCGATGAGTTTAAGTCTGGCATTTTCCTCTCCTTCGGCTTTACCTGCGGCGCGAGCATGTTCGATGTCGGCTTGGGTTACACCAGTTCTATAGGTTTCCTTGATAACTGTCTTAGATTTCTGCTGTTCGGCGTCAATCTCAGCATTTGCTTTGATTGCTGGGGTGGTCTTTGCCTCAACCTCATCATCTGCGGCCTCCTGTGCGGCCTGACAAGCCGCAACACCCTTATCGTACCAGATGTCTAAGATTTTCCATGCAATGCCTGTGACGGCTCCTAGGCCTAGCGCGCCGACTACCAAGTTTAAGATGATATCTCTGGTGAATTTCATGCTCTGATACGTCCTGTTTTGTACCAATGAGGAACATCGAAACCTGGACAATGCGTTGGGCGCAGATTACGATGCCCCAAGACTTCCAAAGACTTCCCATAATATCCGACTTGCTCACGGATTAAAGCTCTCGCGGTGGTGAGTTGGTTTTTATTTGGTCTGGTGATGCCGCCGACTGGTGATGCCGCCATGAATAAGATGCCGAGGGAGCCGCGATTGAAACCCCATGTATGCGCTCCAGCAGTATCGACATCTCGGCCAATGGAAAAACGGCCCGTCTCCATGATGATTCCCTGATAGCCTATATCATCCCATTCACGGCCATTGATGTGCATGGCTCGTATATGCGGGACATCTATGCCCCTTGGTAATGTCGCGCCAAAATGATGAAAGATAAGCCGCGATATATTCCGCTTTGATTTGCGTAGGTATATCATGCGGCGCGCCAATCTTATTCTTTCGCTTTAAACAGCGGGCTTTGAACCATGATAACAACTGAGATTGGGTTAGTATCGTAATCGATGCCGCATTCAGTCGTTGATGGGTCGCCATCATAAGCCACGTTAAGACCTGCTGCTTCAAGATGGATGGTGCCAATCATGGCATTACGAGCGCCAGTGTTAGGCGTGTATCTCAAGATGTTTTCTTTAATCGTGATATCAGTCGGCGCCGGATAAGATTTATCAGTTAAGCTGGTGACAATTTTATCTTTATATTCTTCGGTTAATGTAACGGGGGTCATATAAACTCCTATTTTTTGGACTGCTCCCTCAAGGCTCTTTCAACAACTCTGTCACGATGCGCCATATACGGAGCCATATCCTTCCTAATCTGTGCAATTTCTTTTTGCAAGTTCGTTATCTGCTCGCTTTGTTTCGCGATTGTGGCCTTGAGGTCAACGGTTTGTTTAGTGGCGATACGTCCTTTGCTTGCCAGAAACCACACAATCGCTGCGCCGGTGAATATCCCAAGGGCGTAGATGCCGCCCATTGGTCCTACGATCTGCTCAAAATTTATGCTGGGTTCCATTGCTCTAATCCTGCACGTCTTCAAGCATAACGCCGTGTTCTGCCTCGATGCGGTCTTGCTCAACAGCAAGTGTGTTCGTGCGGTGCTTGTTGATGTGGCGGCTAAAGCTGTATTTCATCCACGGCGTTATGACTGCGCCTTGTATCAGCAAGAATTGAGGGGCGTCTGTTATCTGAAGCTTGCCTATAATCACCATTAGCATAAACCAAAGCGTAACCACCTGCGCCATTTGCCATGACGCGTTAGACCCGCGTGGGCGTGTCTCTGCTTTATATGCGTCAAGGTTTTCAATTGTACCAAGTCCAAACATATATCACTCCTTTATCTCGCTCTAAAGGGGTGTGGTTAATTAGATTTTAATTGATTGAGGGGTTAGGTAACAGTTAAGTTACCTTAGTTGATGATGGCGTAGTAAGCAAGTTCGCGAAAATTAACTGTTATGCAGGACACGCCAGCGGAATCCGTTGATTATCTTTTCCATTTGGTTCGCATTAACGATAGTCCATCCCAGCGCTTCAAGGTCGGCTTGGATAAGTGGGTCATTAGCTCCCGCCGCCGTTTGGTTAAAATCAATATATCTCGCTCTGGCGCTTGTCACGACATAGGCGCTAGACATACCCGCTAAGACTTCGCGCTCGATACCTTCAACTAAACTTACTTGCTGCGCAGACGTTAATTCCTGACGCTCAAAGAAAACTTGATAGGTACTTACAGCGTTTCGCCATGTTGTCGGGATTTGATCGACACCATTGCTCCCCATGGAATTACCCGTGGCGTGTCGTATGGAAATGTTAAGCCGTGAAAATTCATCAGGATTGGCGGGAATGTCAGGCAGTACCGGGTTTGCGACATTCTCAAAGTCTAAATAAAAAAGATATTTGAAATTATTATCAAGCAACCAAAATATTTCAGGCAAATTGAATTGCATTTCGTGATAATAATTTCCTCCTATAGTGGTAAAGCTTTGGTCATAAAGCTCTTTGACACTGTAATAATTATCAACAGCCTCCTGACTTGTAAGCTCGAAACGGCTATCTACGATGTCACTACTTTTGCGAACATCAAAAGCCTCATCAACAGCTTGTATCGCGGCCTGTAGCTCTGAATTACTGACTACCGTGTCAGAAGTCCTAACCTGAGCATAAGACGCGCTGCTGAGGCTTAAAAATACCGCAGCAATCAGAAGTTTATTCACTATATATCTCCCCGCCAAAGATAGGTATTGGACGAAGTTTTAATGATTGAATACTTCCCAGTACCGCTATCAATTATGAGCGGGCCAGTCGCGCCGTTAAAGGTGTCAGACGAAGCGCCCATCGTGACCGTGTTTGCCAGTGTTGTATCGCTGAAGTCTTCAATGACTATCTTCGATAAATCTGGCATGTCGGAATTGATAGTCAAATTTATTGGTGCAGTATGATTAGCAAGGTATTGAGTACCGCCAGACAACACGCCGCCATCCAGTGGCAAGGCTTTCAATCCGGTGTTGGTGACAGGCGCTATAACAGCGGATGGTTTTTGTTCAATTTCCGCAAAAACACGAGTAATATCTACATTAGTAGCACCATCAGTTACGCGAAAACTAACAGGAACATCACCAGCAGAAGCATCAACAATGACAGACGCAACAGGGTTATAATATTCAGGCTGGCTGTGTGTGGTTGTTCCTGCATCAAAAGTTTTAAATTGCGCTTCAATAGAGTTAGGAAATGGTGAAGCCGTGTTAGCATTAACCCATTCAGCTTCCCATTGATCATCAGGCGTCCCATCAAAATCAAAACCAACAATAGCTTTCAACACATATGGTTCATCACTTTGCGGTAAATTAAATATTTGATTAGCTGTATCAATCGTGATGCCGCCTGACAATGACGTGAAGTTCTCAAATGTCAGCGCCCCAATGGTAGGATTGGATATTTGTGTGATGATATTAGCAACAGCGTTGTTCAACGGTGTATTATCGTTTGCAGCTCCGCTGTTAGGTTCAACATAAGTATCAACAATTAAATAAAGCTGTGCTGCGATGTTCTTAGGCCGCGCCTCAATTTCACCGCTGGAACTCGTCGTGTGTGTGGGGTTTGCAATACCTTGGCGAGCAACATTACTACCATTACCTTGGGGTCTAAATCCGGGATGTTCCGTATCTTGATAAGTATGAGTATGGGCCTTATTGGCGTCATTTTGAACAACGTCAACAGCAAGAGCATTACCGCCTGTGTTACGCAAAAATACACCGTCAAACCCTGTAAAGTCCAAATCGTTACCGCTTACCAACGCAGGGTGTTTTAACGCCGCAATAGGATAATCAACAGCACCGTTCACAACAACACCAGACGCAGCAAGATAACCTTGTGATGGTGTTCTGCCCGGTTCCGCAAACACCCACTCACCAACACGCGATGACACACCAACAGCGCGCTTACGAAATTCAATTCGTTTGACGTTGAACGCGCTTGTTAGAGCGCGTATTTGCAAATCACCCGTTGTAACATCATCGGTATCAATTCTAATTCTGATACCGTTATTGCTCCACCAATTAACCAACGCCCCGTTGGGGTTATCAAAAACAAAGTTTCTCAGGTCAATGGTTCCGTCAACAGTCTGTAATCCATCTGATTGTGTTATTGTAAACACAAGCTTTTCGATACCTGTTAAGTCAACACCTGTTTCAATTGTCGTATATGTAGTTGACGTGGTTGCCGCATGATTACCCACCCAAGCAGGTGCAGCGTCAACCATAACACCACCAAAAATTGGCGCTTTAATAAAATTAGGTTGCGGTAATCCCAAGATAGAAATACCGTCATCAAGCACATCTTGAATTATAATAAATTCAGCGGCGGTTGGCGCTTCGTTCAAGACAATCATATCACCAAGCAGGCCGTTGAAATCAAATTGACCGTTTTGCTGATTGTCACCAATTTTCAAATCTAACCCATTTGGCAGATTTTCAACACCAACAGTGACCCAATTACCGTCCATCGTGTCGAAAACTTCGTTTCTGTTAGCGGGTCGAACACCGTCCAACGTAAGATCAACGCTGTTGTTAACATTGTTCAAACGTGAGACTTGATTGCTCGTATTCCCATCTCCGCCTAACGGAATATAAGTATCAGGATTTTCACTAAACACACTAAAGCTGGGTGTGGGGTCTATAGACGAATCATATTTAACCCGCGCATAAACCCAAACACCAGAACCGTCACCATTTGTGTCAATGTCTGCACGAACACCGCCTGTAAATTCCGCATTTCCGTCTGTGTCAAAAGTTACATTTCCTAGCGATGGTGTTATGTCACGATCATTATAGGACAAATCCGAAAGACCCGCTAATTTAGGTGAATAAACAGCATGTATTTTACCGCCCAACGATTCAAGACCTGCTATGTCATTGGCAGGCTGAACAGGTTTGAATTGATAAACTTTTACGGACGGGTCAATTACGGTGCTGCCGCCACCGCTTCCCATTTGAATATGCGCGACTTCACCAGCGTCTAAATAAAACATGTTTGTTTTAAATAGTTCATCAGGATATAAACGAAGTGCTGTTGGTGCGGCACCATCAAAATAATCAAACGAACCAAGTGATGATCCGACACGCACCCAACCGTTGCCAAAAACAGTTTTAGCAGAATAGTCTAATAAATAATAACCCGACACCTGCGCTGTAAACGTGTTAAACGTTGCTGTGTTAGGATTGGAAAACGATCCCGTAACAGTCTGTTCTAAATCAGCTTGATCCGAAACAGCCCAACTTTTGTTGGCAAGCGCCGCATAATCCACACGCCAACGGGTGCCGTCAAACTTCTGAGGCTCGCCCGTAACAGGCATGATGCGCGTATCACCCGAGGTCTGCGCGTAGGCTTGCCCGTATAATGCGGTAAGAACAATGAGGGATAAAATTGCTAGGTGTTTAAACACTGAACGGCACTCCTGTTGTTGGTATGGCTTCGACATATGAGGGACTCCCGTCTGTGGGCTGAACGATGCGCAGTAGTCCTTCCTCATCAATCAATACCCCGTTTTCATCTACGGTATTGACTGCGCCAATAGGTGTTGGAGCCGCGCCCCGTGGAAGTAGCACATATCCATTTATGCCCGCCGTTGGGTTGGCGGGGTCAAATATATAGGATATAGATACGTCAAGTTCAGGCAGAACAGCCTCAAGCCATTCAAAATCATTCTCCGGTATATTGATGATTTCTTCGTCACCCCCCTCCCATTTAAAGACGATAACGGCGCCCTGAACCGTTATTACAGGAGCAGGATGCAGCAACCATCTCGCGCCGACTATATTGGGGGTAGGCGCTGCAAACGTTAGCCTATATCCAAACTTAGGGTGTATATTATCGCGCGGCGTAAGCGTGTCTAGCTGTACGAGGTTAGTCAAAATTCCATCAGTTAAAAAACCAAGGTCTTGTCGCGACGGTTCTTGTGTAATGACTTGATTATCACTATTTGGGCTGATGCTCCCGACGCTATCAGATGGAGCTTGCTCAAAACCATTGCCGGTATCAACCTCTAATTCAAAGGCATTGACGCTATTTCCTCCAGGTACGCCGTTTTGAAATTGCTGGTCAGCAAGAAAATCAATCCACTCAACATTTCCTGTGCCGCGATTAAGTGTTGATGTCCCTATCGTGCGAACAATATGCCTGACTAAAGGGTCAATAGGAGCTGCGGGTAACTCATCTCTGATATAGTCATTTTCAGGCGGGATATTCAGTAACGCCGCTTGATTTTGCTGGGCAAGGGCTAAGGCTGAATTTGCGCTAGTTCCTGCGCCGGGGGCTGATACAAATACGTTATTAAGCCGAGACATATTACGGCAGCTCTTTGATGACGAACCATGCAGGCTGTCCCGCAAATTTAAGACGAAGGTTGAATATCAGCTTTGTTCCTGCGCCTAGAACGCCGCTCCTAAATCCATCTTCGGGAACATCAAAGGGCTGAAAACAATCGGCTGATATCTCACGCTTGGCTGTGACAACAACATTATTAAAGCTTACATCTACCGCCCCGCTTGGCGTCGTGTATTCAAAGTCGGGATTTGTGATATCATCGATAGCCGTTTCATCGATGGGCGTTCCTGCGACAAGTGTTGGCATAAGACTTCCTCAAGCTGTTTACGGCGTCTTATGCCTATCGTGGGTTAATGTGCCGTTAAACCGCCCTATAGAGGCTCAAATACTCCGTATGACTGTAGCAACGCATCAATGAAGTAAGGCGCTATCTCTGCACCTGATGACGGTATAGGATGAGTTGTATCAGGCGCTTTTTCTGCCGCGTTATACTCATTGATTATACCTTGCGCATGAATATCTATAACTCTGATACTGTAACGCCTTCCGATTTTTATGACTGCATCCACATAATCCTCAACACGCAATCCGTGAGGGTTAGGCTCCCCCCATCCGAGGAATCCAGTGCCTATCTGTGTTGCCAGCATTATATCAGCATCAGGCGCGTTTAGAGCAACATTTTCAATAGTCGCGATGACGCCTGCATAGAAATCATCAGGTATATTAGGGTCTACCCAGTCTGCAGGATTGGCGCTCGAATTAAAATCACCTAACGGAGTTCCTCCTGATTTCTGGTAGTCATTAACGCCGCCCCAAATAATTACGCGGTTAGCATCTGCTCTGACCTCAAATGACTGACGGTAAACACCACCATCTCTGGGGTCTGGCGTCGTGGTTCTGCCATATGTCTCACCGCCGCCGCCAAGGTTATTGAGGTCAATGCTTGTTATGGCTGCGATTGGGCCAGTCACGGTATTTTGAGATGTGATGCTATCACCAATCATCTCAAGCTTTTGCCCTAGCAATGGGTTTATGACTTCATTTGGCTCTGGCTGGAATAAATCTGCAAGAATACCTCCGATGACTTCAAAGGCATAATCTAAGGTAATACCTGAGTTTTCACGGTCTATGGTGAAATTGCCTGTCACATTCGGATTTGTTGTTCTGAAATCTAATCCAGTCCCTCCGAACGAGTATAATGGTAACGGCCCGCCGCTTGGGAAAAACAGACGCAATCCATCGCCTTGCTGAACCTCAAGTCTGGTTTCCATGTCTATGATATTAGCGCCATCAACAACATCAATCGCAGCTGTCCCTGCATCTATGAAACCGCCCGCGCCATCTGGCCGTGATACACCTGCAAATATTGTCCCTGCGCCAGAAACAGAAACATGTATTCTGCGAATAACGCCGCTGTTAGTAACCTGATTTCTATTCTGAACAAGTATATTGTTAATCCATACAATTTTTCCAGCTGGGTCAACTGGCACGACGCCAACGGTTGATGTGGAAAGATTAGTATCAACAAAATCATAGGCAAGGCGACCTAGCTCAGCATTGTGCCTGACATTTTCAGCAACCAGTATGCCATGCTGAACAGTGATAGCCGCTGACTGAGTAAGATTAGCCGCATCTGTCGTTGATAGAGAGAATGTGACAGGATCCCCGCCATTGCTATATTCAGGGGCACCAGAAGATGTGTAGCCAAGAACAGCCCCCGCAAAGACAGGTAATCCTACTGATATAAATGAAAACGCTCTGACAAATCTTTGAATTGTGCTTATCAATGTATAATCTCCATTTGTTTCAACCTGATATACGCCAAATGTCACAAGGCTATCTACGGCGTATGGCGAATAAAAGCCGCTCCACACCCCTGCATTAGCTTGCGGTGTCGTGAAAATAGATATTCCCGGAACCCATGTTATGTCTGATTGAGGCGTAACAGTCCCTTCAAAAAACTCTCTGGCATCCACCTCATCGAATATGTTTTCACGCTCTAGCAAGATGGGGTCATAAGATTGGTCACGTACCCATCCATTAGGCGATGATGTTTGGCGTCTATAAATTCCATCTCTGACATTTAAAGGATTGGTTATAGCGTTATAAGCGGGGTCATTCACGTCATTGGAATCGTGTTGAGGGTCGCCAACAACACGCATCAATGTATCTTCGGGTGCCGCCGTGTCTGCATATAGCGCCTCTCTTGTCGCAACGCCGCCTATACCGCCAAGACCTATAGCCGCTGCATTATCTGTGACGCCTTGCTGTGCTTGCTGCGCAATGCCGTTAGCTCCCGCTATTGCAGCGTCTTGGTCTAACTGAGTTTGGCATAAGTCCTCAACCTTTGGGACCATTGCTAATAAAGCGGGTATCTCTGAAACTCTGTCTTGAGCTTCATCTGTGAAGGCGTTTGTATTGTCATTGCTCTCATATGCCGTTTTAACGTCGATATTTTGGCCCGGTACAGTCAGGCTCTCAAATAAGGTTACATCATTCTTATCTGTGATGCGGATTGAGTAACTTCCATCAGTATAGATATTGGACGGCGCGCCATCATGATCAGCTCTACCCTGAATAGTTCTGATGGGCTGTGCTGCAACTATTGTCCCTGAAGCATTAAAAAAAGCGGGCTTAGGATTTGACTCTGGGTCAAGCCCCGGCAATCCGACATAGATTTTGCCCGCCTCTAAAAGTTGTCCATCATCTTCATAATGTAACTCAATAGGCGCTGGAATTAAGCTCGGCATATTATCCTCCGATTATTATAACTGCGCTTTGATTTTGGTAGTTATTTCTAGTATGATTTAGCATGACAAATCCCATTAGATTCGCGGCGTGTTTTCTCTTTGATGAGTTAGTCATGTGTATATTATTATTCATAATCATTATTCCGATATGGCTCATCATTATTGCGCTGCGGCTACTTGGTTTTGATTTGAGTTCGCTGCGGGTCTTAGCGTATTATCTGACTGCTCGATAGCGCCAACTGTCAAGAATTTATCCTTATTTGAATTTATATAACGGCCTATGTCTTTAACGATTTGAGCCTTTTGCGCCTCGGTTTCTGTGTTGCCAAGACGGACAAGCCTATCACGAACATATTTACCCTCATAGAGACGCGCTGCCCCGCCAAGACTAGCGCCTGATGTCAGCCCCGCCCCTGCCCCGCCCATAAGATCGGTAAGGACTGCCGCGCCAATGATAGGAACATTTCTAACACCAGTCGGCGGGTTAAGCGCTGCCTGTCCTGCTTGCCGTGTTGCGTTCAGGACTTCGGTTAAGCCTTTCATACGCTGATATTCTTCGGCTTTGAAAAATACTCCTATTGAGCGGCCTTGCCTCTTAACCTGTGAGACAAATTTCTCAGGACTGATAAACCCATCTGCATTCGCAGTCTTTTTGACTATCTCCTGAATGATAGCTGTCCGAGCGTTGCGGCGTCCATCTGGGCTAAGGCCTTTATAAAGCGCCTTCACATCAGAAGTTTTCTGCGAGAATAACAACTTTCTAACGGCCTCTGGTGTGGCTTCACCTGTCTTTAGGGCTGACTTAAGGACCGACTTATCAAGCTCACCTGCCATAGCTGAAAGCTCTTTATTTGCGGTTTTCCATCGGTTATGAGCGTTATCCCCTGCCTGCCTCTTGATATGGTCACCCATATCCGCTCTCAATGCTCCATAGATAGACGATAAGGACCGCTCACCTGTACCGCGTACCGATGCAAGCTCAGGGCTCTTGAATGCCTCCCCCAGCTGCTTACGCAAGAGCTCAATACTTTTAAGGTCTTGCCCATCAATAGCCTGATGCCAGTCCTTTAGTCGGTTGATGACGGGGGTAAATTCGGTTGTTTTCAATCCCTCAAGGACTTCAATCTCACGGTTGATAGCGGCCTTTGCTCTCTCAACTGGAACAGCGCCTTGTATATTCTCGATTACATCTTTTTTCATAGATGAGAAATGAGTAAGCTTATTGCTGCGGGTCTTTATGACATCACGCATGACAGCATCCGTGATGTCTTGGCTGCCAACTGACGCGCTATAATCATCGACAACATTTTGGACTGCATCAATTCTCTGTTGATGCTGCTTTGCTCTGACGGGTCCAGTTCCAGCAATAGGGATTTTATCGCCTACTGACTGAATCCATTTAGCCGCGAATGTTTTGGGTTGTCTCACATCAGAGGTTAGAACATCAATCCCCGCTTGTTCGCCTGCTTTTATAATCTCATCGGCTTGCGATACTGGAGCCGCCGCTTGTGCTGGCTTGCTCGCGGCCTTCACAGGAGCGCCGCCTCTGCCAAGTGTTACGGCCTCAAGACCTCCCACGGCTGCGTCTGTGAGGTGTCCTGTGGCGAGTTTTGCGCTGATAGCCGCGCTCTTATCATCACCCGCAACCTTATCCTCAAGGGCTAGGCCTGCATGACCCGCGCTCATAGCGATATTGTGAGGGATTGACGCGATATTCTTAAGCGGGTCAGTGATGAGTGTTCTTCCTACTGTCTTTGCCGCGCCTAATGGGTCTTCAATTGTTGCCGCAACGCCTTTAGTCAATCCGTCCAAAGCGCTCTCGGCAATACCGTCTGGGAAAACATTGCTATCAGCAAAGTCACGCAATCCCTCGGCTGCTTTTTCACGCAATCCCTTTTCAGGCGCAGGGAAGTGTTGAGACATAACGCGGGTAATAACGTCATTAGATGTTCCCTCTGGAAATTCAATAACGGTTCCGTCTGGGCCTTCGACCTCGATCATTACTCAAGCGCTCCCGTCGCAGGATTATAACGCAGGCGTCTAGCTTGAGGCGCTCCTGATGATTGTGTCGGCGCTGCCGCCTCATTCTGTCTCGCGGTTTCAGCAGGGTTAGTCGCGCCAACTAACACGCCTTCACGGTCAATGTTATGACGGTCTGCAATCTGTCCATATTCGTTACGCCGCGCGGTGTAAGACTTGTCATAAACCTTGATGATTTCCTTTGTGGCATTAAGCAAATCATTGCGCACTTTCTCAGGCAGGATTGTTTCGCCTTCTACCCATTTATTTTTAAAATTCTGAGCCTGAACAAATTTTGAAGCCGTGGATTGTGTAAGCGCGACTTCACCTTCACGAACAACTGAGCCCGGGTCTTGTAGTTTCGTAAACGCGATAATGAGAGCAAGGTCGCCTGTTGAGTTCTTTAAATCGCCTGCCGCTTGGATGCGTCCATAGGTGTTTTCGATCTCGCGGTAATCCGACGTGATAGATGTAAATTCTTTGCGCAGTTTTGCCTCGGCTTCAAATCGCTTGGCAGGGTCAACAATGCCTGATGTGCCGCCATTCATAAGCGCTTCAACTTCGATATTTGTTTTCTTGGCCTCAAGGCTCATCTTATTGGTATCAGCAATCGCCTTTTTCGTCTGAGCCTTGGTCAGTCCTAGCTCAGCGCCTATCTTCTTGAGGGCTTGTGGATGCTCTAATGCGGCGCGTTTATTTTTCTCAAGGCTGTCATAAATCTGCGTGAAATTCTCGCTATCTGATGCGGCCAGCACAAGGCCGGCGGTAGTCTGAGCGCTTTCAGGGTCGGCCTTTAACAGCTCACGAATACCTTTAGTCATCTGAGCGTTATCAGCGTCACCATCTGCCTCATATGCTGAGATGCGGTCTGAGAGTATCTTGTCAGCGATTTCGGGCTTGCCGCTTGAGATAGCCGCATAGACCTGCGTGAGTTCCTGTGATGTTTTCATCTTGGCGTTATCATCTAAGAGGCCGTAAGCCTTCGTTATTGGCTCAGCAATATCGGGATAGGCCGTGATGAGGTCGGCATAGTCTTGCGGTGTCTTGCGTTTCTTGGCGCTAAATTCGTTCAAATCTGCCTGCATTTTCTGAGCCGCTTCGACCTTTGACGCAACAACGGCCTGCTTGCGCTCATCAAGGCTGACATTGTGCGCGAGCTGGTTTTCACCTAATGCGACTTGGCGCTCTGCTAGGCCTTGCGCGTGAAGTTTGTCGGCGCGCTGATCTTTATACTGCCTTGCGGCTAAAGCGTTTTGTTGGCGGGCTGCTACTGCCTGCTGATAGCGCTCTAACGGACGCACGACATCGAGATTGTAATTAATTGGTTGCATTAGAATATCGTGCCTCCCGCTGTAATTCCCGGCGTTCCAACTGTCCCGCCGAATCCGCCACCTCCAGCAATGCTCGCAAAATCACCAAGCAAATTACTAAAGGTCTGACCTTGCGCCAGTGCGTTACCTGCCTGAGCCGCGCCAATCTGACCAAATGAATTAGATATCCCTTGACCTGTATTGATGGCCTGAGCAGCGCTACCTGCTGCTGATGCTTGTCCGAGTTGAGCAAGGCCAGAAAGCCGTGAATATCGCGTATCAATCGCATCTCTTAGGAATTGCGGTCTAAACTGAGCAAGAGCGCCTTGGACATTACCACCGCGTAAGCCGCCTGTTGCTGAGGCGTTGGCGAGTATGGCTTCTTCACCATCCTCGACTAGCCCCTGATATTCTGGTGATGCCTCGATATTAGCGAGCGCTGCTTGGTATTGCTCATCTCCGAGCTGTCCAGTGAGGGCCTGCATCTGTGAGATTGCGCCGCCTCCCGCGTCAACAAATGGAGAAAGGATTTCACGCGCTAAATCAAACTGCCTGCGCTGTTCAGCGATTCCTGCCTCGGATGCCTCGACTTGCGCATCTGAGGCGTCATTTGATGAATTAGAACCTATAATGGCTCCACCGATTGAGGCTACGGCTGATATAACAGGCATTTAAAATCTCCGTCTTGTTTGCATGGTAACGGCCCATTTCTGAGCGCCGACGCCGCGTATATAGCTATCAATCCTCTCTAATTTCTTAAAGCCAAAACTAAGCGGAGGTGAGGCGTGAGGCGCGTCATCTGGTGTTAGCGTGGTTAAAGCTATGGCTCCATGCTCATCAAACATGGCCGCAAGGGCGCGTTTTGCAAAGGCTAGGCCATGTCTGCCGCGCCCCTCTGGCAAAAACATAGTATGAAATTCCCATGAATGATTGCCCTGCCTGACAAAGGACATAGAGCAAAAATCATCCATGAAAGTAATCGCCTCGGCGGGCGGATCATCTGTCTGCGGCGGGTTAGCAAAATCTATCGGCGTTCCATCACTGACATATGGAAAAACGGCGGGATGATTGGCTATGAAGTTCAGGCGCGGGATATCGTCATAGCCGGCTTGTCTAAATGTCAACTACAGTCCAGTCATCGGCAAGCATATCAGTTTGTGAAGCGAGCCATGGAATCACATTGTTTTGAGCGGTTTTCATTGCGATGTATGCGCCATAAGGGACCATATCATCAGGAAATTCACCTTGCATAGTATGTAACTCATTATATGCCGCTGGATAATTGGCGGCTGGTACATAATATAAAAACATATTTTTACCATTCCATCCCGCGCGCGCCACACGTTTACCTGACTTCATGGCGGTTATGGCGTGACCAAAGCTCATTTCCGTAGTGAGCTGATATGCGGCCTCAAATATATCCTTAGGTGACCATGATATATATCCACTGTGCGCTTCATGGTTTGGAGCGCCGCCATCAAGATACTCAACAAGATAACCTAGATCATTTGGGTTTTCGTCTTTTGGATTACCCCATCCTCTATATTTGTTATAATCACCGCGTGTCATCGGTTTAGCTTTAAGCTTTTTAGTTCCGTAAAATTCCTGCATTTTTCTCTCCTTTAAACGATACTGGCAATTAAACCATTATTGACGGTTATGGTCTTGCCATCTGCGCTTGTAAAGGTTCCTGATGTGGAACTCGTTGCGGGAGCTGTAAACGGCGCAACGGTCCACATAGATGATGCTGTGTCATATGAGAGCAAATATTGCCCTGTGGCTGTAGCGGCCGCCGTGGTGACGTCATCAAGGTCATCAAATGATAATTCCTGCACAGCAAGTTCAAGCGCGTCCAAATCATTCTCGACTGTGGTTAGGTCATTATCGAGCGCGGCAATATCTATCTGAGCCTGTCCGATGGCGAGTCCATTGGCAAATATAGAGTTGCCATTTGTCTGCACATTGCCGTTGGTTGTATCAAACTCATTCGGGAATAGCCTGCCTGAGAGCCTGAATAGACGCTCAAATGACCTGAGTAATCGCTCTTGTTCTTGGCTTAATTTCTTACCGCCGCCGATAAGGTCAGCAAGGTCATCACGGTTAGGAGGTTGTAGGCGCTGAACCATTTAATGCGCCAATGGCTGCATGCGAGCATCAAGGCGAGCAACACCGATATGAGCGTCCGATGTCCCTCTAAATTCAAATATACGCATCTGTTTAGCGCGGCCTTGTCGATACCATTCAATAGCGCGGCTTCTGTCGCCTATTCTGCCTGCACGCTTTGGCCTCCATGATGAAAACTTGACACCATCATGGGACCATCGATGCCAGACATGCGGCTCCTTGCCGTTAATTGAACGGCCAGACAATCCCGTCAGTTTAACCTCATGGCAGATGAAACCCATGGCCTCGTTAAAGGTGAATGATGTCGAGAAATTCCATGATATCACATCGCCGTAATGTGAGGATATGTCATCACGCAACTCGCCAATATTGCCAAGATGGTCGCCACATAGCCATCTGTCATAAGCATAGACAAAATTAACGGCGCGATATCTTTCCTTGCGTGTGTTGCCACTATCGAGCGTGTACCAGATAGGCCTCTGCATCACAGCGCTTGCTACTTGGTCATAGACAAGGGTTTCATTTGGCAGATGAATATAGAGATTATCATGGCTATCATATGTGCGCGTCTCGACTTTGACCTTTGACAGAATATCCTCGCCATAATTCTTGAGGATTTGGTCAACCTCGCGTGTTGAGAGCTTTGTTGTGCCGCCGTTTCTACCAAGCCATACCGCTGGAGATTCATCACGTGCGCGGCCTATGAACGCCAAGGCCTCAGCAAAGACAGTTACAGCATGAGTCCCAACTGCGCCGCGTTCTATCTGAGCGCCATCGATGCGCTGAAAAGGGAATTGGTTAGCGCTCCCGCCAAAGTTATCGAAAAACTCTATCGTGTACTGGTTAACCGCAGCAACTTCATTCCTGAGTTCAACAAGCGCAATAATTGGATCTGGGTCAATCTCCGAGCTGCCATATCTTAAAAGGTTTACGCTGAACGGGTCGCCAAGCTGCGTCACGACTATAAATTCACGGTCTGTTGTCACAAAATACCCATCAAGCCAAAGATGGTCTGTTACATCGCCAAGGTTAGCATCTGTGACCTGAGCAAGCGTTGTGCCATCATAGAGAAATAGATTGTTGTTGCTCGATACTGACAGATATTGAAATGAATAGTCCATGGTCACAAATAGTTCATCATTGCCGACATCGCCTATCACTGTGACCGTTCCGTCATCATCAACGCGCACCAGTGATGAACCCATGACGCGGTAACAGATGCCGTTCCATTCAATCCCGCCTCTGTCGATGCCAGGCCCCTGTGCATGCTGAATAATACCAGGTGCAGGCCTTAAATAGCCTGATGATATGCCTTGAGACTTAGGGACAGGGACTAGATTGCGAGGGTATGACGTGCGGTAATCTGAGTTATTATCGCTATATATGCCGCTAATTATCGGTATCTGCATTTTCACGCTCCAGCAAATCAAAAGGTGATGAACGTATAAAATCAAGCGATTCTTGGTCAGCATTGGATGGCAGATAATTATAGGTGTTATATGGATTAAATCTGCGGTGTCCTTGGCCTGCAACGTTGCGGCGTGAGCGTCTGCGAGAGCGTGTTTTCTCAAGTCCTGCGAGGCGCTGTTTTAGCGTCATGGCTTTTGATGTCACCATTGGCGCGGGCTGAATGCCATATTCGGGGGCGATACTTACCGCTAGATTGTAGATTATGGCGCGCGCGTGTGACCATGCAATCCCTGTATCGGTATCAAGGTCAGCGTCTTGCGGATTGGTTTCGGTATCAGTCGGCGGCGCTACGTCTATGGTTACAATCTCAAGCGGTCTTTCGTCGTCAGGGTCAGGAAAGGGCCAGCTTACGTCTAGGCCTTCATCAAACCATTCAGCCATCATAGCGTCGAGTTCTTCGAGCGCATCCTGAAACTGCTCTGGTTCAATATCATGGTCAGTTGAGCCGATGCCAAGTTTTAAGAAAGCCTTTTTTGTAATCTGTCTTTTAGTCCATGACATCGCGCATCTCCTGTGAGTTGCGGGCCTTATAGCCCGCAATCCTTACTTAAAGGTTTTTGCTTATTCGCTCGTAACAATAGCGGCGTCAGCTTTTTCCTTAAACCCATCACGCTCAGCTGTCATAGCATCAAGGTCTTTGGCAGCGCTATCTAATGCGGCTTTATGGTCTTTAGATTCCTTATCCATTTCAACCTTATGCGCCTTTTTCAGCGCTGCGATTTCGGCTTTATGGTCTTTCGCGGCTTGCTTGGCTTCACCTTCTAGATCAGTGATGCGGGCCTTTTGCTCGGCAATGAGTTCATCGGCTTTGGTTTCTGCCTCTGACTTTTTATCGTCATCGCCATCATCATCACTATCACCAGCGGCCTCATCTGCCTCGGCTGGGCTGTCGTGCCATCCTGCGCCGTAATGCTCATCCATCAAGGCTTTGAGCTTTTTGCCGCCCTTATCATCTGGATTTGGCTTAACCGTCATTGTGATGACTTCTACGCCGTGAATAGTTTCTGGTGTTCCCGCGATTGACGCGGCTGCTGCGACTGATGCCGCCATATATAACATTTTAGACATGGGTTACTCCTCTATGTATCTGTCTGTGTTTGAATGCGCCTCTTATAAATAAAAAAGGCCTGAGCGCAAACTCAGGCCTCGTATCGTAAGCAAATGGGAGAGGCTTACTGATTAAATATCTCAATACCCATCATCTCAGGATTGAGAGCTGTGACGCCTATAAAACAGTCACAACGATATTGAGTGCTCAAGTCTCCAAAGACGCCATCACGAGTCATAAGGACTGATACGCCTTGGTCTGTTGTTCCTGTCATCTGGGCAAGAGTGCCGCCTGGTGATGGTGGAATAACGCCTGTAATCAATTCCATGCTGTCTTTACATAAGAACGGGTTGATATGAGACGCCGCTGTATTCAGCCAGATTATAGCCGCGCCATTTGCGGGCGTTGCTGTCACGTTCTGATATTGCTCCTCGCCATATGTCGGCGTTGCATGATCTACTGCTACAATAGCTGGAACAATTCTCACAAGATTACCCGGCAGGACTTCCAAGATGCGGAAGGTTTTACGCTGTCCTGTGTCACGCTTCGTGATGTGGTGGACAGAGTTAACACCTGCGATAGTGAAGGCGTCACCCGGCACGACATTTGCATTCGCGCTTAACACAAGCAACTGACTGCGGTTATCTACATTGATTTGACCTGCTTGGGTCTGATCAATCGCAATAGGGACATGACGCTGGTCTGCACCGTTTACTGTGACCGCGCCGCCTTGAGCTGCTGGTAGGATATTGGCGTAATCCATTTCCATATAGTCAAAGTTCGCAACCCGTCCGACATGGCTATTCTCATAGGCCTGTGTTGGCTTGTCCTTTGCGTTGTTGATTGTTTGACGCTTTGCTAGATCAGCTGCCATTGCTTGATTGTCGCGTGGAGATGCAAAGAAATAGCGATTCATGCGCTTGATACCTACTTCCGTCATAGACGTTTCGGCTTCCGCTACGTCATTATAGCCTGACGCGGCATTAGGGCGAGCAACAACGATACTACCCCAATTAGAGGCGATGTCTAAAACTTCTGTATTGATATCAGACGCAATCTGAGTGACGTCGGCTTTCTCAATACGGTCTGCCTGTTGAGCATCGCGCAATTCAAGAGCTGACATCTGGAAACCTGCGCCGATAATATCAGTCAGGGTTGATGGGACTGAGCGCTGAACAACATCGATACCAGCTGCGAAACGTGCGGTCTGGTCAATGCCTCGGTATGTTTTCGAGATGTAAGGCATAGGACGCCAAATCGTATCTTGAGCGCGTTCAGCATCGACATTGCCATAGTTAAATTGATTGACAACGCTGCTCATCACAAGCGCGTCATTGAAGTTTTCGAGGATGCGGTCAAATGCGACTTTTTCCTCTTTGTTAAAGCTATTTCTATCGCCAGTTGTCATAATTTACTCCATTAGGGTTATATAGGGTTTAACCTTTATCGAGTTTGCGCATCTCCCGCTTAAAGGCTTGAACCTTCGTTCTATCGCCTGTGCGGTCTGCCTCTTTCTCAAGTCGGGCCAGTTCATTTGTGCTGTCAAATCTGCCGCCTCTGATTTTCTTTTCAGGAGATGGCTTCTTTTTCTGCGTTCCGGATTGCAGTTTAGTGGTTAGCTTTCCGATGGCTCCCGCGAATTTAATCGGGTTTTCAATCTTGGCTAGGCTGGCAAGGTGTTTAGGATTTTGAGCTAGTCCGAGTAACATCTGGGCGGCGTTGGAATTATTATAAGCGCAAACTTCGACTATCATAGCCTGTTGTGCGATTGATAATGAGCCCTCAACAACCTTAACGCTGTCCTCATAGTCTGGTACGTTTATCGCGGCTTTATGCTCGGCATATCGTTTATGATCGGCGTTCCATTGTTGCTCGCGGTCTTTGCGTACCTGCTCCTGTTTAGCGGCTGCCTCGTCGTGTTGGCGCTTTGTATCGTACCATTTGTCCTGAGCCGTGTTATAGGCTTCGTCCGTGTCATAATCGAAACGGTCAGGCCTATCTCCGAGCTTAGGTAATCCACTGTCGGGCTCTGATTTCGCTCTGGCTTCTTTAAGTTCCTGTTCTAATCTGGCAATCCGTTTTTTTGATTTACGGGAGGCCTGACGCTCTTTTTTAGCAATAGAGCGAACTTTCTTAAACTCAGCGCTGTCATCGTCGCTATCCTCGCCTATGTCGCTGTCATCCTCGGTATCAGTTCCATCAAGATTGACGGTAAATTCCTCATCATCTGGGGTTTCATCGTCTTTGTCAGCGTCTCCGGCTTCGTTATCTTCGTCCTCGGTCTGGCTTTCCTGTTCCTCGGTTTCGCCCTCTTGGGCTTCATCTTCGGTGGCTTGGCCTTCCTTAGTCTCGATTTCGGTTTCGTCAACGTCTGTCTTGATATCGTCCTTATTCTCGGATTCCTTTGGCATAAACTGCACTCCCAATCTCATGCTTTAAGGTGCATGGCGTCCTATATTCTCATGACAAGAGGGCGTCATGGTGGCCCTTGGGTAAGGCCTAACTGTGATAGCGGGGTTAATATCTGGTAAATGGAAGCGTTGTTCATAGCGCCTAATTAAGCAAAAAAGTGATTAAGTTTTTTGCTTGAACTTACTGTTGACATGATATTTTGCTCCACTGCTCCACCTTGCGCACCCTGTATTTTTAGGTGGTGGAGCACTTGGAAATCTTACTGGAGTAAGACTGCAAAAAGAGTATTTGACACAAAAAAACCACCTCGAAAGGTGGCCGTTTCGTCGTATCTTAGTCCGACACGGTAAGACACACTATCTGAAAGAGTTGCTGGTTACGAATTCCAGCGCTCACCTTTACGGGGTGGCCGAACACGTTGCATTTATATCGAATCCCAAAATACAAAATGGCGTAGGTTTACTCTTGATATTAGAGGTTCATTCAAGACCATAAAAGCTTCGAACGCTCGATATAATCGATACATTTATTTCAAATTTTAGTCAAGGACGACATCTGCGCTGGGATTTAACGAAAAAAGCATGACGGGCTGAAACTTATTCAAGTTAAAGTTCATGCTTAATGCGGGGGCAATATCATCGCTAAACCCAGCGCCTATGTCTAAAGCGGGGTCAGTCGTTTCTCGGTATCTCTGACTTGCCGCTTATTCTTGATTGCTATGATAGCTTTACGGGCTGCTTGTCGGTTGATTGAGCCTTCATATAAAGGTTTCTTTATTCTGCGCCTCAATTTTCTAAAGCCGCTCTTACCGCGCAATCCTTCGCTTCAAGCAACTTACGCAATCCTGCGCTGCGTTCTGGTGAGCGTGGCAATCCCATCAACACCTCATAAGCGATAACATGAAACGGTTTTGATATTGTCTGTAGATGCGCTGGCAGGTGGTCGTATTTGAAATATTTAAGGATTGGTTCGTTTGGCATTGCAGTCTCCCGTTAATTTTAATGCGGGCTATAGAGGTCAGGCCTTCTTACTACGGCTTTTCGGCGCTAGCTTCCTATTCCTCAGACGTGGTGCTAATCCTATCTCAATGAGATTATAGCCCGCAAATCTCGAATACTACGCGCCCGCTGGTGAGGTCAAGCCGTCTTGGCTTTATTCGGCGCAACCGATTCAATGCGATTTCCCGTCAACGTCTCAACCCAGACACGAAATGCAGGAGACAAGGATGAATCTTCACCTTCGGCATATACTCCAGTGAATGGCTCATCGTTAACGATGTAACGATGATTTGTGCGTTTATCTCCCTTCACCTCAGTAAATTCAACAACAGGATGCTTATTGACTTTATCTTCGCGCTTGAAGTTTTCTGCGCAATAGATTTCAGTGATTATGGGCTGGTTTTGGTTATGCTCATCCGTCATACCCTTTAACGGGCCACGAAAATATTGCACTTTTACGATAAGATTTGACATAGTATTTTCCTTTCAGTCTATCAATCAACCTCCGTCATCACACGTAAGGCTGTTGACTGCATATACTATATCGGCGCAACACCTTCAAGTGCCGCATCAATCTCGCGGGTCTGGGCCTCGACTTTGCCGACTTCTGCCTTTTTCTTCTCAGCATCAGCCATGTTCTTTTCAGCTTCGGCGGCTAAATATTGTTCTTCTGGCGTCGGGCCTTGTTGCTGTCCTGCCTGTTCCTCCGCTATTTTCTGAGCCTCTTCTGGTGTTGGCTCAATGATGCCCTGTTCAATCATCTGCTTACGAGCATAGACGTTGATTTCAGACATGCCCTCACCCTCCATGTTCTGTAAGATAGCGAGCGCTAGAACCTGCTGTATAGCTGGGACATTGATAACCTGAGTTAGTTTCGTAAGGTTTCTTACAGTAGCGGCTCGGCGTGATGCTGATGCTGGCCCTACTTTCGTAAATACGTTGAAACTTGCCAGTGATAGGTCGCTATCAGAGGTGACAGACCCATCATCCTTATCGAGTATAGCGCGGCCTAGCTCGATGCTTGAACTCTTACCATCAGGCGATACAGTGCGCATCATGCGTCCATCATCTGAATATATTTCCTTTGCCATTGAGAGCCATATCTGACCTGAACGCGCTATCGCAATCGCCTTATTATCCATGTAAACATAATTGAATAAATCAAGGCGCTCACTGATGGACTCGACAACCTCTTGGCTAATATTAGACCTTAGCTGCTCCCCGCCTCTGGTATCACCTAAGATAGTTTCAACAACGCCATTCGCAAACTGCATCGACGCGGCAAGGGCGGGCGGGATATCTGGGGCCTGAACCTGTCCAATAGGGCCAGAGGGGATGACGTTGCCCTGCGCATCTGTGATTGAATTAACGGTCAAATAGGCGGGATCATCAATAGCCGCGTTATCCCATGCTACCTCATGCCCTGCTATCTGTTCATCAAGCAAGATCGGCGTTGATGTCGGGGATTTGGCTGAGATATCGGCAAGGCGTGAGAGTTGCATATTGAGCAATCTTTGTACATCCTTAGCTATTCGGACATGGCCCTGAATACGCTCAACACCGTTTACAATGGCTCGGCTTGCGTAAAACGGGACGATAGGGATTTCAGTGCCAGGTATCACGATATCGCGTTCCAGCACTTTACCGCCTGACAGCACATGCTTGACGACATGACGCACCTTGGCATTCTTTTCACTAACAAGCTTATAACCCTTGGCTGTCATTTCGGCGTGATATTCTTCTGTGTATTTATCCTCGCTCACCTTCATGGGCTCGCCGAATAAATCCTCATAGAAATAATATTTCTTATACGTCTCCTCAATCCTGAAATACTCCATGATGGTGACGGTATTTGTGCGGCGTCTATACCAGTCATAGTAATTGCTACGGCTATAGATTTTGTTCCAGCTCACAGGGTTATCGTCATATTCTTCCATATACTCATCGAGAGGGACGTGGGTCAGAATAAATGCGTACATCGCGTCTGATTTGTCTTGCTCCTTGGCAGCAGGGTCAAAGAATACACGGTTATCAGCGTCGTCTATGGTTTCAAAATGGATGCGGAGGCGGTCATCATCCTCATCAAACTCATCTTCCCAGCGAGTAGTTAGCCTGAACGCTCCGAAACCACCGCCGATTCCCTCATGAAACATATTGTTATAAGCAAGGCGGCCGCCGCTATCCTGCTCATCAGCGCGGTAAAGGCCATCACAGACATCGGCTAGTTTCTCTGAGCCCTTCCCATCGGTTGAGACAAAATCGCAGGTTATCGGATTATTACGCGCCTCGGCCTCAATCTTACGAATAGCGATAAGCAAGCGGTTAACCTCAAGCTTAGCCTTGTTCTCGAATTGATCGCCGTATTCATCCTCCCACATCGCGCCTGCGACCTGATAGAAACGGCGGTCCTCAAGGCATTGCTCCCGTGTCGGCTGTTCAACGTCATAGATATTATGCAAGCGAGTTCGCGCTTCCTCTAACAGGCGAGCGTCATCTTGCTCCATATCGCTGTGAGCTGGGCGGGCTTTAGTGAGGGGCTGGGTTTTATCCATTGATATACCTGCTGAGTTTATCTTTAATAAAGGTCGGGACACTCTCAGGTTGGATGACTGATGACCCCGCATTCCAGCTCATAGACGTTGATAGGTCATCACTCCAAGCAAATACAACATATCCGCTTATGTCTCTAAGTTTAGACGCCTCAGTAATTGACCCATAGAGCTGATCAATGATTACAGGCCGTGGCGCTGTCTCAATCACTCTGACTGTCCCGCCAGACTTAAGCGTTATGTTGCCAATCTTACAGTTGGGGTGGGCTGGCACTCTATCGTCTCCTATTCACCTTCGACATCGGATTATTACGGCGTGAGGGCTTAGACTTCTTTTTCACGGTGTTCATACGGCCTATGGGTAAGTGAAAGCTTAACGCCAGACAATCGCCCCAATCAGGTGAAGCTATCCCGCGTTTCTTCATATGTTCCTTGCGCTCCATGACAATCTCATCTTTGCCGTTATATCCATATTCGCGGCCTGTCAGGTCATCCTCAAGGATATCGAGGTCAGGAATTGCGCCGACTGCCAGCCAGACGCGCATCTGATACCACATCTCGGCGACGTGATTAGCAAGTTTGACGTTCTTGTCCTCGATTGTATAGGCACCGTTTGCCTTGGATCCGAATTGAACATCATAAACCACGCATCCCTCTGGCAGTTCTAGCTGTCTGAGCCTATCGACAACACCGCCGCCGACGCCTGTTCCGTCAACAAAGATAGCGGCCGCGTTGTTATCTCTGGCGTATCTTGCGGCATGACTGGCAAGCTCCATTGTATCGATGCCCTGATAGCTTTCCCATGGGACTGATCGCGCATCACGGCCACGTCTGCCGCCTATCACGCTCTCATCATCGCCAAACCTAGCAACGTCAACCATAACGACAAAGGGCTCAGTCGGGATGACCTCAACCTCACGCACTCTCGCCTCTTGCGCCATCTCGCTACCGATGAACTGAGTTGACCCAGCGCGCGGAAACTCGCCTCGGATACGGACTCTGATACGGTCACTGTCCTCGCCATAGGTTTCAACATCTTGGGCAAGCTCGGTCTTATTCGTGATTTCAACGGTACGGCTATCAATCTTGCGATTGTTCCAGCGCTTGCGATGCCTACCGAATGCCTCATGAAACGGCGTCCCTGTCCGTGTCGGATTACCAAATAAAAACCATAATATCTCTGTGTTGGCGTCTGTCATAGCGCCTGCGATTGTTTCAAAGATGATGGCCGGTATCTTAGACGCCTCATCCATGGCAACGAATACGCGCTTGCCTTCATTGTGAAGTCCAGCGAAGGCTTCTGGGTTAGTCTCATTCCACGGAATATAATCAATGCGCCATGTTGCCCTGTATTCAGGTATCGCGCTGAATATCGCGGTTGATGTCTGAATAAACCAATGGCGGCAAATTAAAAGACGATACCATTTCGCCAGCTCTGGCACTGTTTTCGTCTTGAGCTGCTTATCTGTTCCCGCTGTCACAACGCCGCGTGTGTTCTCAAATGTACTGATAGCCCAAAGCACCAGCCATGACACAATAGCTGAATTATGGGTCACAATAAAATCATTTGTTAAATACAATCCATCAGCGCTCGCCACTGAAATGCACATCATTTCACACTGACCATCACGCTCTATAGAATTAATCCAGCGCACAGTGTATCTGTGTTCTGCGGCTACTAAGCGCTCTTGCTTGCGTCCTATTCTAAATATTTCCGTTACCCCATCCCATGTGATGTGAGCTGTCCAAGCGCCTGCGTGATCATTGGATTTATACTTAGGATTTCGCGCTTTTAACCCAAGAGAACGCGCTATCCAAACTATGTCTTCGCAAAGCCCCTTACTGGCTGAGCAGAATGCCGCGCCGCCAGACGCTTCTACCCATCCATCAGCATCCATCAGCCCCTGCATAACGCTAATGCGGTCACTGGAGCGCATATATCGACGGTCTATTCTAGCGTTATATGTCGTACACCCAAATAAGCCATGATTACACATATCGACTTTGAGCCCGTAAGGTGTGCGGGTGATTCCACTACCTTTCGTTTTGTAAGGCATGTGCTGCCAAATATCGTCTTGGTTTGTAATTCTACCGCTTGCCTTATCTCCATCGCCTAGCCAAATACCGTAGGTATAAGCATCAACAGGAACGGTGCACGGCGGGTATAAAACTGCCCCTTGTTTAGGTATTTCCCATTGCCGCGCCATTGATACGCCATTAGGTCTTTTAACTCCATGGTTCAATATTTCCTCGGTTTCCAGTGTGCGCCACGTTGAGGTCTTATTACGGCGCTCCTGTCTACCCCTAACATTCCACTCATGTTTACCTGAAACAATTGCAAATGAACCATCATCAAATGTCACACGATAGCGGTCTTGCATCCCTCGATAAGGTATACCTGTAACCTCTACGGGCAGACCATCTGCGCCGAATACATAATCGCCAATTTGTATATCACCAAATCTAATCAAGCCCTGCGGTGTCTCAATCAACGTATCTAAGCACTCAGCTTTCCCGATTCCATGCCCTGAGCTGGTGGCGTCACGATAAGGAACAATCTCGGCAACATCATCGCGCCTGTTAGCTTCCTCGATAGCCTCGCCTATGCTCTTAATTCCGTCCCTGACCTCGATTAAGAGTTCACGCTGCCATGTCAGTATCTTCTTAGTCTCAAGCTCGGTCCCTTCCTCTCCCCATGGAAAAGCATATTCAACAAAGCCAAGCGGGTCATGCTGAAACCCTGCGATAGTTTCAATTAGCTCGCCTTCGTAATCGTGATCGGGGTCGAATTGTTCATCTAAGGACATTTGCAACTCAATTTCTTTAAGGCGCGGCCTCTTCTCTTTTGCCAACCACTGATACAACATCGCCTTGGACATAGAGCCATGTAAGGATTAAACATACCGCGCTTAAGGCCTCCATATTGAACGATTTGGATTTTACCAACGCTGGATTCTATTACAATCTCCCTAACCAAATCACTAAATCCATAACACCGACTACAACAAGGCCAGCACAAGCGCCATAAAGAAAATAGGTAGCGAGCTTCATTTTGTTATTCAGCCTCTCTGCCACTATCACTTTAGCCTGCGCATCAATCAAGCGGTTCATGTCCAATAAGACTTTGCGATGTAGCCTGCAATATTCGGCAGGTACTTTCAGACCATAGAGAGAAGCGCCGACATCAAGCTTTTTTGTAAACTGGTCTATGTGTTGTTTGCGGGTTATTGTCGGCGGCGTGCTGATGTTGATGACATTGATGCCGTTAGCCTCGTACATTTGTTTCTTGGTCATATCAGCTGGCCTTTAGCGCTCTGATGGCCGCCTTGATCGCTCGCCTGTCTTTGTTGATGTAAATGTTATTCGTTCTAGCTGGTAGCGGACCATCATCGCGCAACACTTTCTCTAAATCTTTTATTACCTTAGTCACATCCGCCATCCTATTCCTCCTCACCTTTCCGCTTCCGCGCCTTAGCCATTCTCTGAGCCAAGTCACCATGCAGATTTACGTTGATTTCCTCTGGCTTGTTCAATCCCCATATGCGCTCAAGAGCTGCCATAGATCGGTGTTTCGATAGCGCTGTTGATCGAGGGTCATTCACGATAGCAATGCGCCTCTGTATCAAATCCTTCTCTGTGAAACCTAACGCCATCGCCCTCGCTGTTCGTATCTTGGAATAACATTTGGCTATTACAGCATGGTTCAACAAACGCGCGCCTTGTGAATATGCTGACCTCTCAGAATATCCCGCTGCCTTTGCTGCCTGTGTTGCGTTCTCCGATGCTGCATAATGAACAACAAAAGCCCTCTGCTTTTCATTCAAATCCTGTCCATGCTTTTCAAGAATATCGCCTACGGTTTTATCAGGCTGGGTAAGAGCTGCTATTTCATCAGCGCTAAGGTCTGGTTCTGTATCATCCATGTTTGTCTCCGTTTATACGGTTGGGCTCCGTGGTGTTCATCTATTCGGCATTGGTTATTATTTAGTCAACGATGTCCCCAATGCCAAGCATCGCAGATTTTGCAGAAATAGACACTGGCTTTAATCTTTACCTTTCCAAATCTCTTACGTTTATTTTTTTTTGAAGCCTTAAGCTGGGTCATAGCCTTCCTCGCTCGCTTCTCGGTCTTGTGAGGTTTTTTGTAGCAAGCCTTTTTATCCATATCACAAATCCTTTATATCTTGAGGCGGGTCTGTCAGTCCGTGTTCCTCTGTCCATTTCGGAGCATAGCTATCATCACAAGCTTTGTCGCCTTTTGCAAAATCTCCTGTCATTCCAAGATGGCGTTTTTTGAGAGGGCAATGTCCTGACATGTGACGATTAGATTTGAAGTGATGGCATTTGTAGCATTTACGGGCGTTGCTAATCCAGCGCTGACCAGGACTAACGAGATGTTGAGGTGCTGGTGATGGCGTCCGTGATAATTGCTCCTCAATGACAGCGTTTCTGATATTCTCCTTGGTCATGTCTCAACCTCCAAACCAATCGTTTTGACAACATCATCATAGCGCTCCCTGATACGTGAGCCAATAAGCGAGGACTGAGGAATGATAACCTTGCCCATGATTTTAACCTTTGAGGGACTGAACCATGAGAGATACACATCCCTTCCATATTTCGAAGTGATGAGATCTTGAAGCTCTCTCTCAGATGTTCCGGCTTTAAAGCTTGGTAAATCCCTTTTCGGTCTTGGGATATGAGATAGGTACATATCCTCTGCTAATACACGTTTAAGCGCATATCTCTTTTCTTTGGCTTTGATGGTCTTGTAAAAAGCTGTGATAGCAGTGATGAGCTGACCCTCGGTAAACCGCGTTAATGCGGTGGATAGCAACGGCAGATCGGTCTTGGCTCTTAGGCGTCCAGCTACCAACAAAGGACCAAGCTCTATTTCCATTTTTTTATATATTTTTTTTAATGGTTCTGGTTCTGGTTCTGGATAGGTCACAGTTTGTGTAACCAAATTGTAACCATCTGTAAGGGCATTATCATTGTTTTTATTACCTTTTTTATGTTTATTTTGATTATTTTCTTTTCCAGTTTTGGATTTTTTTTGACTCAAAACCGTTTCAAAAATTGCGCGTTTTTGTGCCAGTTTTTCATCAAAAATCGTTATCTTTCCCGTGTCGATGAGGCCTTGAATTGCCTTTTTAGCGCGCGCTTTTGTCATTCCGAAGCGCCGACTTAGCCTGTCTATATCGTTATCAGGAAGCCTGCCAGTTGCGCAGATCAGCGCCGTAATGGTCATCAAAGCGTTGCGCTCATCACTGTTAAGAGATGCGGTCCCAGACAGCCAATCATCCCCGAATAGACAGATATATGGCACTCCCTCGCCTACAATCAGCTCAGATATTAGAGCCTCAAGACTAAGCCCTGACAGCTCTTTTCTAAGACCTCTTTGTGGGTTATTTATGCTCATTTTATCCTATCATTTCGCGAGGAGGTAAAGGTATTTCATGAGTATGATGCCGCCATATATGTAGGCAGTAGGGCATTATATTAATATACTCATCCTCTGATGGATGGAGTTGATATGCCACCTCATTAGGCTTAAAAAACGCTCTTTTAACCAAAGACATTTCATCCCAATTAGGACAACGATTATTCAATGATACTGATACATGGTCCCATCCGTTAACCCAGCTCGCAATAATCCTTAAATTTCTACCTGTCTTTATTGAATATAACTCAAAATAGCCGCCAGATGTTGGTTCAGGCGGGCCAAGGATAGGGTGTTTTTTTGCTAAATGTGATATTTCTATAAATGGCTTCATTAATGTTCTCTCTATGTTTCACGTGAAACATTCTCAGCCCAGCTCTGTCCAAGCTGAACACGTTTTATAGCGCTGATCGATACCCCATATCTTGAGGCCAGTGTCTCGACGTGGACATGTTTTGAGCGCCTTATCTCGCGCGCCTTATCCATATCGAGCTTGCCTAACTTTCTATTCTGAGTGGTCACAGTCTCCCATGAGCAATTTTCAGGCGAATAAGGGCCGTCATTGTCGATGCGGTCTAAGGTGTGACCATCTGGCCTCTCTCCCATGTCAGCATAGAAAGCGTCATAACTCTCCCAGCGAGCGTCAACCGTGATGCCTCGCCCTCCATAACGCTCATATCGCTTATCCTTTGACCTGGTGCATCTGGATATCATGCCGCGATAGGTGTTAAATGTTGGCGTTCTTTTGCCGTTAATGCTGCGGGGTATCATGAAAAGACTTCCATTCTTCAATCCATTCAATAGCTTTCATAGCCGCGTAGCCACCGCCCGTGTCTTTGTCTGGCGTGTCACCCTCGCTAATCATTAAAAACCATTTCTCGGATGGGTCGTTTGAGTTATGCGGCAAATCATGATATCGATTCCCTGCAACGTTAGCTATTGTGCCGACAAGACAAGCACATTCACCCTCATATTGAGAGCCGTTAACTTTTCCATTTTTCAACGCCTTTAGAAGCCCATCGACCTCGTTTGGGTTTTGGGTCAGGGTCATCCATAAGCATGATTTAAAAACTCTTTCGGCTCCCCCTAGGTAGGCTTCCCTTAGGTTGGATCCCTCTAGGTAGGCTTCCCTTAGGTTGGCTCCCCATAGGTTGGCTCCC